TGGTGGGGTATATACTCGGTCGTTGCGATGGACGCAAGTCTATTAAGACCGCCGAGAATAAGATTGTCTGTGACACCGTCACCTATGTTGACACTATCAAGTACATCAAGCCTATCATTAAGGACTCGCTGATCACCCGTTACGAGACGGTGAAACTGCCTGTCGTTAATGGAAACAATGGCGGTGAAAATATTCCCAATCTTGAGAACATCGCTATCGAAAATATTCCCGACTCCGCTAAAGTGCTGATTCCGATTACGCAAGCAGTGTATCAAGACAGCACATACACCGCATGGATTAGCGGCTATCATACCACCCTTGACAGCATATATGTCGTTTCCACACGCGATGTCGTGACTATCAAAAAACCGCCTAACCGCTGGCACATCGGCGTGTCAGCGGGTTACGGATACACCCCAAGGGGATTTCAGCCTTGGATTGGCGTAGGCGTTACCTATTCACTGCTAAACTTTTGACAGATGTTTTTCATGGTATTAGATTTAGATTTTTGGTTAATGAAGAAAAGGCTTCGTAGAGAATACGAGGCCTTTTTGATTATCTGGTGAACTAAACCGCAAGTCGTTAGTAACAGTACATGGAGCACCGGTGATGATGTACGTGATGATGTGTGGTGCTCTAAGGGTGTCGTGAGATACCCTTTTTTATTCCGCCACCATGCCGTAGTGCAAGTGGTATCGTTCGAGCATCGCGTCTATCTCGGCAACGGAGACCACACCGAGGCGGCGAATCTTCTTTACCTCATCACGGCTATGGCTAATTAAATCGCCCAATGTCCTGATGCCTGCGCGTTCGAGCGAGCATAGTGTGCGGATGTTAAGGTCGAAGCCGACAAGACTCTGTGAGAAGAGTTTTCTGAGGTGGTATTTCATTTCATTGTACCGCTCATCGAAGCGGTCTTGTGTGTCGTTGGTAAGTTCCACAAACATGACGATAGGAGGTATTAGGTTATTAAAAAAGCGAGGGGAACCACCCCCTCGCCGAAGTCAAACCAATAAAAGTCAATATGGTGGTTGAACTTAAATTGATATTGCAAAGATAGGGAATAATTTGCAAATTTCCCCATATTTCCCAAAAATTTCCCTATCCCTTTAAGTTGTCAAGCACCTTACGCACCGCCTTTGTAGCCATGTCAGGCGTTACGCTGATGTAGCTGTAAAGGCTCGTTCCTCCCTTGTCAACTCGGTGTCCGAGTATGAAATCAATGATGCTCGTCGATATTTCGAGAGTGAAGGCGTGCTGGCTGAACGACTTGCGAGCCGAATAGAAGATTAGATTCTTGATGCCTGTCGCTTCCGCTATCTTCTTGGTGTTGTTGATGAGGAAATCATGGTAGCAGGTCCGGCGTTGCGACTCCGTGCCGGCTATGTGCCCATCGTCCCCCTTGTACTTGTTGATGATAGCCTTCGCCTCATCGGGAATCTTGAACTCCACATACTTGTTCAGCTTCGGACGGTTCTTGGTCTTCTCCCTGACGTAATGGATAGTGTCTGTCTGCTCGTTGAAGTTGATGGCGAGCAAGTCGATCATGTTGATGCCACCGAGGTAATACGAGAGCATGAAGAAGTCACGACACTTCTGCACACACCTGTTGTCTGTCTGCAGGTCGCGTATCTGCCTAACCTCATCCACGCTCAACCATGAGTCACGAGCTTCCATTTTCGGGAGGTCGTAACCAAAGAACGGATTGACACGCCACTGCACATATCCGCATCGAGAGGCGTAGTTGGTCAAGACCATGAAGAACACGAGGTAGTTGCGTATGGTCGTGGGCTTCATCTTGCGTGAGCGGAGATACTTGTCAAGTCCGAGAATGGTGGCATGGTTCACGTTCTCCATGAGAAGACTGCTGCTGATGTAACCGGAGATGGCACGCCATATCACCATGTATGATTGAAGAGTGCCCGGCTTAATGTGTGCGTTGTTGATGTACTCCTCATAGATAGACTGACAAGTGCGGTGCTTGTATTGATTGGCGTTCTTTAGCTGATATACCAGCTCGGCGCACGTCAAGCCGTTGGTGTAGGCTAACTCGTCGATAGCCTGTTGGTATTTCTGCATCTCGGAGCGGAGCAGAGTGTTCTTCATCGCCGCGTCCGGACGCTTCACGATTTGACCATTCTTGAACTCCTTTGCTGAGTCGATGATGATAGATGTGACGATGTAGCGAGTTTCGCCATTGTGAGCTACTGAGATTCTCACCTTGTGCTTGCCACCTTTGAGAGCCTTGGCAGGCACGATAACTGCGTTCAAAGTTGCCATAATTTTCGACAATAATTCGGAAATGTTTTTACTCAAAATGGTCAATATTCCGACTGTCGGATACCGTCATATTTGACCCTCTTTCAAACTTGTTACTACCGAATCCACTTGAAGTTCAGTTATTTCAGGCGTTTAGGGCATTTTTTATCGTAGATTTACTAAAAATTTCCGATAAATCCTCATAACTGCCTATGAATAACTGAATCCGAGGGATTTATTTTTCCGCCCCGACAATAAAACGGAAACTTTTTATCATTTTTTGTGGTAATAGTACCTATACTTGTACCAATCATTTGATTTAGACTCGTATTCGAGTTTCAAAATCTTCATTTGGTCTTCTGTCTTACTCTTGACCACCTCTGACGAGGAGTCAATCTTCTCGTATGATGTCGAGTTACCCTGTTTGCGGACAGCATACGTTTGTTTGTTTACGTCCCAATCATAAACACCATCGGGCTCGTCATCAGAACCTCCACACGCTGACAACATAGGCATCAGCATGAGGCAAAGTAAGAATATGAGTTTCTTTGTTTTCATCGTAGTATGCTTTTAAGTCATTTCAATAAATGCGTTTTTCTCGACGTTGAAGATTGTCAACCTCAACGCCATTAATCCTGTATCCTCATCCCTGCCCATGTCAAGCCACAAGGGTTTCCACATTCGGGAGAATAAGCCTTTGCTCAGGAGTATCACATCTTTACTTGTGAGATTACCTTCGCCTAATTTAGTCGGTCCGAACGCAGATGTGCAAGATGCTACGAACTTGTACATCTCAGGAGTGAAGAGCTTCGAGAGCGAAGTCATCTCAATGTTGTGAGAGCCGTCTTTCAGCGTCTCGATCTTGATGGAGTGGAAGCACCCCAATTCCATAGCGTCAACAGAGAGTGCTATGGTGTCATCCTCTGATGATAGCAGATTCACAATGTCCACCTTGAAGAAGTCTTTGAGTTGTTTGGGCTTCTCCTCAACCGGAGGTGCTGGTGGTACCGGAGTCGGTGCTGCACTCGGCTCCTTCTTTTTGAAAATGTCGAATAGTCCCATGGTTTATTTTATTTGGTTTTCAAGTTGTTTGATGCGCTCTGTGAGGAGTGCTATGGTATCGCTCTTTGTGTTAATCGTTTCTTGGAGCGTGGATATCGTGTCAACAAGTCTGTTCAATCGCTCAACCTCTTTCGACTGAGATTTGAGCATATCACCTTCGCCCATTAATAGCCAATCACGAGAGAACTCAGGAAAGTGGGCGCATACAGCCTGAATGGTTTCGAGGCTGACAGCACGCAGCCCCTTGAGTTGCTTGTCTAATGTTGGTTGCTTCAACCCACACTTGAGGGCGAATGCTCGGTCAGATAATTTGCTGTAAGAAATTACTGCCTGTAATCTGCAAAGTAAATCCATGTGAATTGCGTTAAATGTTAAAAATACTAAAATCTACTCCAAACGGAGTAATTGTGCTTGCAATTTAAATCCAAATGGATTAACTTTGCAGCATCATCTTTCAAACAGTACAAAGATAATACTTTTGATTGGATGATACAAACTAAAAATCAACTAATTAGACAGAATTTGAATATGTCACGATTTACATCACATCGAATTACAGCGGATAGCCGTCAATCATTCAACAACATGATTGAGATGCTTTACACGGCGTTGGACGTTAACGCCATCGCTAATGCCAAGGAACTGACCCTTATCATCTATGTCCCCGAAAACGACGAAGAAATCAGGACAGTAATTGATTCCTATGTTTTCAATCACTGCGGACTCGAATGTACTACGACTGAGTGTGTAGCAGACCCGACGGCGAACATCACAGCACATGAAGAGGAGATTGCGTATCTCAGGGAAAGACTCGACAGCAAAGTTAAAGAGCATGAGGAGATGAAGCAGACATGGTTGAGCTGCTCAAAAGACCACAACAGAGTCAAGGAGCAAGTTGAAGCCATCGCGGTTCTCATCAACAACATCTATCCCAAACACTAACTCGCCAAGTCAAACCACAACACAGCACCGAAGAGTCGGAAATTGCTGAGGGGCAAGAGAGCCCCGAACGGGAGAATACAACCAAGTGGACGAGGTGATCATGAAAAGCCACAGCATGATTCGGTAAGATGCCGACACCGCAGGTTCGAGTCCTGCTTCTCCCCCCACAAAGAAGAGTACCTTGACATGTTGACCTATTCCGTTGCACGGAGCGCATCAGCCGAAAGGAGGTGCCGATGCAACGATGAGTGTTACCGCCGAAACAGAGAAGATGAAGTAGCCGTCAGACGCACTTGACCGCCAAAAGTCAGTATCGAACGGGACGGAGCACGATAGGAAAATC